GCACCCTCAACAACTTCCCTCGCCTTTTCAACACCGTATTCTTTTATGAATTGGATCGCATTCATTGGCTTTGCTCCTTAAATCTGACAAAACATACAAAGTTGAGCTTCGTTATTTCTTTGAGAAGCGCCTTTGCTTGTGAATACTGACTTACCTATTTGCTTTTCAACTTCACGAACTTTACTTGGTTGAGATTGACCAAATGAGTCGAACTGGAAAGCCTTTTCTTTCGATTTATCTCCACCAGCCAAGCAAGGAAAACAACCAACACGATCAAAGCCATGCGAATAAAGCGGATTGACTTTATCGCCTAAAAACTCAAAAACGTCTTTTTCTGACCAGTTGATTATTGGAAGGCGCATCATCACACCAAGTTTTTCTAAATACTTTGGGTATTTGCTGGGCATGATTTCATGTGGTGCATACAACTCATCATCAATCTTGCTGCCATAGCGCTTCTCACGATGCTGGCTTTCTGCTGAGCGCAATCCATACCAAACTTCAAACCCACAGCCTTGTTGCTCAGCTAATTGCTTATAGAACTCTTTACCCACATTAATCTTGAGATAGTTAGTGCAGAAATTAACGTTGTCGCTTGGGAAGCGCCCCCACTTCATGCATTGATCAAGAACATTTCCATCGTTACGAGTGATAATTTCAACTTCATACAAATCACGCATGTTTTCGATATGCTCATACGTCATTGGGTGCTCGAACTGGGTATCACAGAACAAACCAATCACATTCTCTTTGCCAAAGTGCTCAATTGCTAAAGCAAGACAGGTCTGAGAATCTTTACCACCCGATACAGGGACGACACACTTAACAATTTGATTCATCACCCTTCTCCGTCACGCTTTGTAATGTCAGCCTTAGCAACTTCTAACAATCCGCACTTACGCAATTTCAAGTACAAACGGTTTGCCTCGAGTGTTTCTTTAGTTCTAAACCCTTGATTGTATTTACTTCTCAAAGTCATCATTAGTTTGAAGTTCATGCCGCCACCTCTAATTCTTTACGCGCTTTCTCAAGCTTGTTAAAAATCTCTATCGTGAATGAGCGTCTCCCTGACTTGATGTGAAACAAAGTTGAATGAGAGCAGCCAGCTAATCGCGCTATATCAACAATTCGGCCTTTATAGTTTTTTAACCATTCAACGATTTCTTTCATTTCTTCATCAGCTGCATAAACTCGATGCTTCACTTCACGCTTCTGTGAAATTTTCTTTGGCCGCACAACTTTATCGACCTCTGGCTCTACTGCAATCAAAGGTCTGATATCTTCAATAAGCGGATGATTTAAACCATTTTCAAGCGCAACTTTCACTTCTTTAATTGTGAAAATTTCATAGTCTGGTCTACTCTTTTGCTCAGCTAAAAGTTTTAATGCTTGGCGTATTTGTGTGAACGTTGGAATGCTTCTACCTTCCACCCAATCTACAGTTTGATTATCTAGTGGGTCTTTCATGATTCACCCCACGCTTCATCAAACAAGATAGATTCGGATTTCGCACATTTAGAACAACCTTCACCATCGCTTGCATCTCGCAAATAGAAGTACCATTTGCTGCTTTTATACGAATCAACAATTATCTCTGCCGCTGTCTTTTTAACTTCTCGTATAGTGCTACCCTCGGGGAAACGGATAATTTTCCCAGACTCGCCATGCGGGCCAGCAGATATATCCAGCTCATGCATTCGCACATAGCTGCCAAACCTATTTCTTTTCCTTTGCGTTGTGATAATGAGCGTGTTGTAAGCCAAGTTGTCATAAGTGCCCAAGCCTTCTAAATACTGAGTCTCACTACCCATTGAGTCTTTTTGCTTTACCCAATTCCGCTCAAAAACATCACCAAGCGACAAAACATCCCTGCATGAGCACTTGTGATTAACACCCAATCTAGACAGATACCCATCTTCCTTAACCTTGCGACCAGAGTTGTATGTTGTTTCAGTCACTATTCTTTTGCGCAGCAGATCGCCAAACTTAACCTCCTGAAGGAAACTCACACTCCACCCCCTAACACCGCACCAAATTCACCGATCAATTCAATTTGCTGCTTGCACCAGTTTTGACGAAATTCAAATTCATCTACCCAGCGCAACTCATGTTTTGGCATTGCAATCTCGCAAGTGTTCAATTCAGGAGTGAGTACCGCATTGCTAAACTGTGATAAATATTCAAGTCTGGTCACGCCCCACCTCCCACTTCTTCGCTAATACCAACGAAGCGACAAATGTCTAAACGGTCCATAACTCGAACTACGCCTCGTTTGCCATGTCGATTTTTAGCAACGATGATTTCTGTAATGCCGCTAGGTAACTCATCTTCTGAGTTAAGAATTGGGTGAGCCAAAATAATTTGATCAGCGTCTTGCTCGATCTGTCCCGATTCTTTGAGATCTGAAGCTTTAGGGCGCTTACCTTTCTCTGACTCACGGTTTAACTGAGCTAATGCAATCACCGGGCAATTAAACTCTTTCGCCAGTGCTTTTAAATCACGGCTAATTGAACTGACTTCTTGATAGCGATCTTTCTTGCTTGGATCTCGCACAAGCTGCAAGTAATCAATGATGATGCAACCAAGCTGCTTGTATTTGCGCTTCGCTTTACGGGCGTATGAATGGATTTCCGCTATTGTTGGTTTTTGCTTGTCTTCAATGTGAATTGGTAATTTCTCAAAGCGACTTTGAGCTTCTGCAAACTGCTGCAACATGCCATCGAACAATTGAGCATTGTGAATATTGTCGTAAGGGATATGCGTTAAAGCTGACACACAGCGGTTTGTGAACGTCTCAACATCCATTTCCGCAGATACAACCAAAACAGCTTCACGGAATTGAACGGCAGTCTGAATAGCGACCATTTGAGCCAGTGTTGATTTACCTGAACCAGGTCTGCCACCGATCACGCAAAAGTGACCTTTCTGAATTAATCCAACCAAGTTATCCAAGTGAGCTAGATTGAACTTAACCCCTGCATATTGCTTGTTGTTTTTAGCTTCCGCTTTCTCAATCAAGCGATCTACAGAACGTTTAAGCGCTTCCTCGAAAGTAAAGCTAGACTTTTCCGCATCAGTTCCAGTTTTCTTACCATCAAGTATTGCTTCGGCTGCAATGTGAATATCTGGAATGGTTAGGTCTTGTGAGATTTGAGCAATGCTTTCACCCATCTTCTCAACTTCACGATGCGCTTTGAATTTGTTTAGCTCAGCGGTGTATGACTCAAGATTGTAAAAACTTGATGGTGCTTCACTACTCATTTGAAGCAAGTACTCAGCGCCACCCATCAAATGAATTACGTTTTTCTGTTTGAGTTGTTGCTCAACCATTACGAAGTCATAAGGTTTGTTGTCATTCGCCAGTTCAGCAATTGCCGTGAAGATTTGTTTGTGTCTTTCAGGAAAGAAGCAGCTTTCATCAAGATCATTGCTCACCACATCAAATGAGTTTGCAACAGTCATCAATGCTGTGAGTACAGCTTGTTCCATTGGGATATTGTGAATATGACTCATTACCAATCCCCCATTTCTGTTTTGATTTTTTCAGGGTTAATGGCTTGAGTGTTGCTTTGCTCTGCTTGCTTGAAAAGTTTTTCAACAAGTTTGAAATCTCGTTTTACCCATTTCACGAAGTTTGAATACATCTGAGTGATTGTCACTGCACCAGTGTGAATTTTGCTTTCGTAGTGAGGATTGATTTCAAGTAGTAATTCTTCAACTTGAGCTTGATTGATTTTCGGTAAGCCTGATCTTTGCATCCAAGAGTTGAGTTGATGTAAATCAGGTTGCCAAATTTTCAAAACTTCTTCGACTGGGTTTTGTTGAGCGTCACTCTCTCTATAAATATTTCTATAAGTATTATCTATTGTGTCTTTACTAGGTAAAGTGCTAGTACTTTCCTTAGTAAAGTAGTCGTGCTTTACTAGGTAAAGTGCTGTACTAGGTGAAGTACTTTCCTTAGTAAAGTAGTCGTGCTTTACTAGGTAAAGTGCTGTACTAGGTGAAGTACTTTCCTTAGTAAAGTGGTCGGCTAGTGAAACTTCATTAATTTTGTACTGATTTCCTAATTTCGGATGTGTAGAAATAACACTGATAACACCTAATGAAATTAATTCCTCAAGCCCTTTACTAACAGTTTTTGAGCTTGATTTTCTTGCTTTTGGATTGTCTTTGTGGCGCTTTTCTTCTTGAAGCTGCGAGTAGCTAACATAGTCAGATTCTTTGTTAAACCCGTTGATATAGCCCTCAAGCATGAAATAGACATGGCGAGCTGCATCAGATAAGAATGGATATACATCACGTCTGTACTGCCAACTTGAGCGGACATGACCTTCCTCAAACTTATCTGTCATATTGCCCTTACCTTTTGAGATTGGAATAATCTCAGCTTGTTTTAACGCACTCATCAGCCACCCCACACAAAACAAGCCAAGTCAGCCTTAGCTTTAGCCAATGTCATAGAGTTTTCGAGAGTTCGATTAAACACATAAGCCTCAACCGCTTTTTGAAACAAACTAATCTTCCGATTTAGTTCAATGTCTGCTAATATTTGATAGTTCATTTGGTCCTTCTCCGATTGAACGTGACCGCTACCAGCTGTAACTGGGAAGCGGTTTTTATTTGTCTAAAGAATCTGTGCGTTCGATTAAATCTGCACGATGCTCAACGTTTTTATCGTTCTCTGTTAAGCCGAAAATCTTTTGTTTAATCTTTGTCTCAGCTTTTAATTGTTGGAGATGAGGCTTGATTAACGTTTCATACACATACTCACTTGCACCCTGTCCTGCTCTTAGCATTTCAGCCAATGAAGACAGTTGTTCTTTGTGGTCTGTTGGCATATGGATGGTGATAGACGCATCCTTCTTTGGTTTTCGTTTAGTCATGATGATTCCTAAGCGGTTAATGCTTGACTGCGGACATAATCGAAATCAACATCAGGACAAAGTTCATCACACGGCACTTTCCCTTCACTTTCTTTGTCGATTCGAATAGCTAATGCAGCGCCACATTTTTTGTTGACATAAATGATTTGTTGAAGATTCCCTAAAGTCGTTAGGCATGCTTTTGCAAAGGCTTTTCGTTCTTCAAGAGTCATCTTCGATAAGTAAGCTTTAAGCTGTTCTGTGTTTGAAGAAGACATAGTTATCTCCTTTAGTGATTTATTTAGTAAATACTAATTTTAATCACTAAACAAGTCAACAGATATTTAGCGAATACGAATTTACTTTTTACTAAAAACTATATGAAATAGAGCTTATGGATACTGTTGCAAGAAGACGCAGAAATCTGCGAAAAGCTATTGATGCTTTAATCGAATCTGGGAAATTTAAGAGTGATGCAGCTTTTTGCGAACATTACGACTTAAGTACGAGCCATATTTCACAAATGATTAATGGTCACGGTAGTTTTGGCGAGAGAGCTGCTAGGAACTTAGAGAAAAAAGTAGGCTGGCCTAATGGTTATTTAGATCTTGAAAACCAAGAAGATCAAAGCCCTATTGTGTCTGAAAGCAATGTTGGACCAACCAAGAATAACCTTCGAACAATTCCCCTATTAGATTATGTCCAAGCGGGTCTATTCCATGATGTTGGCTATGATGGAATAAACCCTATTGGAGAAAGCTACACAACATATCAAGGATATAAGCCAGAGTGCGTCTTCTCTCTTAAAGTTGAAGGAAATAGCATGTCACCAGAATTTAAGGCTGGCGATGAAATTGTTGTTGATGCATCTCTTGAACCTAAACCTGGATCGCTTGTAATTGCTCAAGAAGTCCAACATGGAATAGCAAGAACAACTTTCAAAAAGTACAGAGTGATTGGTATTAATGAATTTGGTGTTGATGTTGTTGAGCTTGTGCCACTCAATCCAGATTACCCAATCTACAACTCAACTCAGATTGAAATTTCAATTATCGGGGTTGTAGTAAGACATAATAGAGAAATAAGTTATTAACAGATTCGAGACCATCAATCTCGAATTGCGGACTGATACTCCGCTAAAGGTGATCTAAAGATACGTTGCTCAGGGAGCAGGACAAGGTCCAGTGTCAATAGTGAGCTGACGCCCCTACGGTGTGCGCACACTTTCAGGGCAAGCGCTAGGCATAGCGCTATATAAGTTACCAATTATATTGGTAGGTGCCTACCAGCAATTACAAGGTTTATGCCATGTTTTTACTGGAACTGCGAACTAAGAATGGATTTAGATTAAAGATAAAAATCGACTTTTTATCGATATTCAAATTCTTCACTTGGTAAGCACCGAGGGGGAGGTTCGAACTCCCCCTCACCCTTATTTTTAAAAATACATAAACTGATAATTAATAGCAAATACCATGAGCAAAAAATACAAGCCACCGGAACTACACGAATATAGAGGCTTAACAAGCTCTGAGCAGACGGCAATACACCAAATGCTCATCTCCTATGTTCGTGAGGAAAATTGTCGCTTTAACATAATCATGTCTGGCAAAGCAGAACCCTATAATCTGGTAAAACTAAATAGCATTAATTTTGAGAATGAAGCATCGGCAATTTGGGTTCATTTTGAAACAATCACAGGTGAGCAAATATCTCTGCCCATTGATTTTCTATCAAGAATTGAATTTTCGGGACAATAAGAAATTTGAGAATTAAAAAAGACCGATAGTAAGTCGGTCTTTCCACCCAAGCTTAGGAAGGTCTTGGATTGACTAATGTTGGCAGCATTAGCCTTTGCGCCCACCAATATCACAAGATAATTGATAAGTTGAGAATAACATATGTTTGGAGAATTAGTAAAAAAGATTAAGACTTGGTACAAAGGAGATCCAGGTCTAATTGACAGCAACCCTGCTACTGGCATTGATACAGTTATAAGGGAGCCTTATAGAAGTCCTGTTGCTAGGTTTTTGAGTTATTTTATTGAGCCATTCATTGCCCTATTGATACTAATTAAGCAAGAATGGAAGTACTTTTTAACCACTTTTTTAACATTGATTACAGTGCTTATTGCTGTTCTTTCTTACATTGACAAGATGAAAGTTTGTTAATTAATGCAACAATAAATACTAAATAAAATACCAGAGATAGTGCGCCAAAAAAGAACCCAAGATAAGTATGTCTACCTAAAGTGAAAATAGAAAATGATAATGCACCGCAACTAGAGAACATATTTAAGCAGAAATAAAGGTTTTCTTTGCTCATCTCAATTAACTCCAACTAACCCGCCCTTTGCGGGTTTTCTTATTTTTAGTGTATACGAAATTTTTCACTAAATAAATTCACTAAAGTTCTTGACTAAATATTTAGTAAATACTAAATTATATCTCACCAGATAACAAAAAAGCCCCTAGCTTTCGACGGAGAGGGACTTTTACTCAATGAGTGAGATAAGTATGAACATAAAAGCAAATGTAGTCAAATCAATCGGCTTTGCTGGCGTAGTAAGTGCATTAACAGCTGCTTATGCGTTTCAACCTGCTAATCCTGAACCAGTCTACATCATGGCACCTTTCAAGCTTGACGAAATCAATGTCAAAGCTGAGCAAGCAACTCTCTTAACTGCTGATGAGCAGTATTCGTTGGAAGTGGAATACGTTGCAGATGTTTACATGGATGGAAATGGCGTGGGTCACAACTGGCGTGATGTTGAAGTAAAAGAAATCAAAGACATTCGCGTCTATTCAGAAGATGGCGAAATCCAAGCCTACGTTGATCGTCTCGATGTTGTAGAGATCAAAGACATTATCGAACAAGAACTAAGAGAGCGCGTTTAAGCGCTCCGTGGAGACAGATATGGAATGGATTAGTGTTGAAGATCAACTTCCTGATTTAGGTGTATTGGTTCTTATTTTCAATCCTTTTACTTTCGAGACTATGCACACCGCACAACTAACAGAGTATGAGGGCGAGAACTATTGGTACTTCGAAAGCGATGATGACTATCTTCAGATTCAGTACACATCTCACTGGATGCCACTCCCTGCACCACCAAAGGAGCACAACCATGAATGACCCGTGGAAAGAATTTGCAGCGTTTATGTTCTTTGTTTTTATTGGTTTTTTTGCATGTCTGATCTTGCTTTACAAAGTGATCTGCCCTGCTGTGTGGAGTGTGTGAGATGGAAAAATTAAACGAACAAGGCTTGATCAGTGGGGCTGATGCGTTACGAGCATTGGCGGATGGGAAAGATGTTGAATATTGGTGTGAGAATGACCCAAGTATTCAAAAGAGGTGGACACCAATTAAGGCGTTTAATGAGTATAGATTAAGTTATTTTTTAGAAGATAAACCACGATTTGAATTCCGTCTCAAGCCAAGCACCATCAAGCTTTCACTAGAGATTCCAGCGCCTTTTCGCCCAAAAAGCGGTGATATGGTTTGGTGCTTGAGTGAGCTATCTGAAAAAGGTTATGAGGCAAGAACTGCATATGATGCAGAAGATTTTATTCCTCATATAGCTTATTGGAGAACAGAAGAAGAAATCAAAAAAGTCGTAGCAGCTTTGCGTGGAGGGATTAAGGGATGACATCTAAAGACTTCTTTATCCATATCTCAATTAAACACCCTGCTCTATTGGAAGGTGCTGTTGAGTACGCATACCAATTTGATCAAATCAATCGTGAAGAATATCGCTACTGGATGGAAAAAGTGAATGCGATTGAAGCACAAAAAACAGAACAGCTTTTAAAGAAAGTGGCTTAGGAGAAGGTTATGAATGCTCAAGTTAATGAATTACAAGTTATAGATCAAAACGTGATTGTGGCTGCTTTTGCTAAACGCGGTGGCACAGATGAATTGTTTGAACATATTGCTCAAGAAGTTCGCTCACACGTTCCAGATGTGACAACTAAAAAAGGTCGTGATGCGATTGGTTCACTTGCTATGAAAGTAAGTAAATCAAAAACGTTGATCGAGAAATGCGGTAAAGAATTGGTTGCTGAACAAAAGGCTCAAATCAAACTAATTGATGATGATCGAATTGCGATTGTTAAAAAGTTTGATCAATTGCGTGATGAGATTTTGGCACCGCGTGATGCGTGGGAAAAGGCAGAAGAAGATCGTGTGAAGAATCATCAAGATGCAATCGAAAAAATCAAAAACATTGACGAAGCATTCACGCAACACTCTAGTCAAATCGCTGCATATATTTCAAATATTGAAAGCGTAGTTATCGACTCATCTTTTGAGGAATTCGAACAAGAAGCAAAAATTGCAAAATTTGAGACTCTTGAAAAGTTACGCACTGCCCTTGTTGCCCGTGAAAAATATGAAGCCGAACAAGCTGAATTAGAGCGTCTACGCAAAGAACAACTAGAGCGTGAACAACGTGAACGTGATGAACGTATCGCTAAAGAAGCTGCTGATAAAGCGCGTATTGAAGCTGAAGCTAAAGCACTAGCAGAACAGCGTCGAGTTGAGCGTGAAAAGCAAGAAGCACAGGAAAAAGCAGAACGTGAACAACGTGAAGCTGCTGAACGTGAAGCGCGATTAAAAGCCGAAAAAGAAGCTGCTTTGTTACGTGAAGAACAATTGAAGCAGCAAGCAATTGAACGTGAAAAACAAGCTGAAATTGACCGTAAAAATGCAGTTGAACAAGAACGTTTGCGTATTGAACGTGAACAAGCAGATAAAGAAGAAGCTGAACGTAAAGCAGAAGAAGCGCGTTTGGCTAACGTTGAGCATATGCGCTCTATCAATCAAGAAATCCTAAACAAGCTTTGCGCAATTGGACTTGATGAAAGTCAAGCAAAAGCGGTCATCACTGCGATTGCTCGCAACCAAATTCCACACGTTTCAATCAAATACTGAGGATTAAAAAATGAATGCGCCAGTACAACACTCAGGACAAAACCCTTTTGCGATGTCAGCTCCTACTACTCAAGCAATGTCGACAGTTCAATCGGATAGTCAACGTGCAATTGCAGAGGTTCAAGCTGCTTTAGTCATTGCTAAGCAGTTTCCTCGTAACCCAATTGAAGCATATGACAAAATTATGAATGCTTGTCAGCGTTCAGGGTTAGCACAATCAGCAGTTTATTCTTATGCTCGTGGTGGTACATCAGTTACTGGACCATCAATCCGATTGGCTGAAATGCTTGCTCAAAACTGGGGAAATATTCAGTACGGTATTCGGGAATTATCTTCTGAAAATGGAGAATCTACAGTTGAAGCATTTGCTTGGGATGTAGAGACAAACACTCGTCAAACTAAAGTATTCCAAGTTCCCCACATGCGCTATACACGTAATGGATCTAAAAAATTAACCGACCCACGAGATATTTACGAGCTTGTTGCTAACAATGGTGCGCGTCGACTTCGTGCGTGCATCTTAGGTGTTATTCCTGGCGATGTAATTGATGATGCGGTTGCTCAATGTGAAAGAACAATTCATGCAAGTGCTGATACTTCACCTGAAGCAGTTCAGAAACTTGTAACTGCATTCGAGCAATTCGGTGTGAGCAAGAAAGACATTGAAGATTTTATTCAACGTCGAATTAATGCGATTACAGCTGCAAATATCGTCTCTTTGCGCAAGATTTTCACGAGTTTGCGTGATGGCATGAGCACACCTAAGGACTGGTTTAAAAATGCTGCATCTAAAGATGTTGGTGAAGTTGAAGCTCAAAAACCAAAGCTAGATGACACAGAATTTAATTCAGCATTAGAGCAACTCAATGCAGGTGCAATCGACAAAGCTTATATCTTGGATGGTTACAGCTTGACTGATGCTCAACGCATAGCTGTGGAGGCTCAGTGATGAAACTATTCCGCTGCTCAAGCCTGCATAAGCTTGTAGGCGAATCAAAAACTAAAGGCTCAGTTCTTAGCGATACAGCTAAGACTGAGATCAGAACCACTGTTAAAGAGGATTTAACAACATTCAAGTCTTTCAAAGGCAACCAGTACACAGCCAAAGGTAATGCTCTTGAAGATATTGCGATTGATCTATCAGGCAAGGTTCGATTTCGTAAGCTTACAAAACACAGTGGTCGAATTAATAACGATTTGATCACTGGTGAATGCGATGTTCTTGATTTAGATCGAAAACTAATTATCGACACAAAATGCTGTTGGGATATTGGAACACATCCATTTTTCCAAGATGAAGCACAGGAAAAAGCTAAGAAAGCTGGCTATGACTGGCAGATGCAAGGCTACATGTGGCTTTACGATTGTGAAGTTGCCGAAGTTGATTTTTGGCTACTCCCTTGCCCTATCGAATTAACGAATGACTGGGATGATCGAGATCAGCTAATTGATTTAGTCGACAAGATTGATCTTAGAGAGCGCTTAACAACTGTTCGCTACGAGCGTGATGAATCAATGATTCAGAAGATCAAAGACAAGATTCCTCATGCTCAAGCTTATTACGAAAAGCTTTATCAAGAGCGTATCAAAGCGAGGGTTGCAGCATGATCGAACTCAAACTTGGATTAATGTTTTTGATTTTATTTGGATTGGGAGTGTGGGCGACATGGTGAAGAATATTCCAGATGCTTTGACCTTTCCATTCACTGTATGGATGGCTGAAAGTGGGTTTTACCCTTCTACTAAAAAAGGCTTTCTAGTCATGAAACGTGGCAATTAAGTAGCAAAAATTTCAATGGTTGAAACAGAGCAAGGCTTTGCAATGAATGAAGTTTGTCAAAAGAAATTCTTATCATTCTGCCGAGCTTATTTAAACAAAGACAATAAATTCATTGATCAGTTGCGTATGCGTGGCATGGCAAAAATGAATCAAAACAGTTATCAGATGGTGGCGTAAATGAATATTAAAACCGTAGTTGTCAAAGCCCATGTACGGTACTGGGAAGACACGAAAATTAATGGTGTTGAAGATACGACTGATGGTGCAAATGTACCATGCAAACAGGGTGAATTGTGGTGCCCTCGCATTAATGTAGAAACAGGCAATATTGAGAATTGGGAAATTGGAAAGACTGCATTTATTCACTACAAAGTAGCTGATGGATGTGGATGGGAATTATTAGATGCTGAAGGCAATGTAGTCAAATCTCAAGATGATGGTTATGTACCTGATTGCTTGTGCCCTGCTGAAAACGGCTATGGCGATTACATCATTATGAATATTGATGAAAACGGTCAGATCGCTAAATGGAAATTTGATTTAGATGATTTCCGGGATGAGGACGAGTAAATGACTAAAGATATTGAGAGAGGGGCTTTTGAGGCACCTCAAAACACTAATGTGTTATTTGAGCGTATTGAATATATTGCATCTATGGATGCTTATATGCCTAAGCATGAATTTGCAAATAACTTAATTGTTATGCAGTCAGCAGAACGTTT